AGCGGTAGCGGTGTTTTGTACAGCACCTTGCTCAGCAACCTTATAGATGGTTCTGATGACTTCACGGTTGATTTCAGCGAGGATCTCAGTTGACAGAATGTTTGCCAACTCAGCTTCTGCATTCAGACCGTGGATTGCCTTGAGGTCCTGAGCGAGTTCTAACGAATACTCAGCCTTCAGGGCGCGTGACTTTGCAGTAACGGTGACCTTCTCGATCGAGAAGTTCATCTGGTTGAAGGCATTGTCGCCAGTGCCATCAAGTGCTTCTGCAGAGTCGGTTCTCATGCCCTGACCGACATTGTAGCCGAGGGATGATGCAGAACCAACAGGGTTCAGTGCAGCAGGGTTAGTGCCAGACTGTGAAGTAGTACCCATACCAGCGATGGTATCGCTCTGTCCAGTCTCGTCGTTGGAAGCGTTGTCGCGACCGGAGAAGGAGGTATCTGCTTCGTTGTAGAATGCCTCATCGCCAGCGGTACGGCTAGTACCATAGCGGGAGCGCATTGCGAAGATCAGTCCAGTAGGACCGTTCATTGGTTGAACGCCAGCCAGGTCATAAGCGACCAGGTTAGGCATGGAGCGTCTGATCAAGGAGATCAGAACGGGGTCGAAACCAGCAACAGGACCTGTTGCGGTTGCGTCAGCGGAGAAACCAGGGGTAGCACCAGAACCAGTGTTCATGGTGGGTTGCTCCATGAGCATTCCGCCATTTTCGAATGCGGATTGCTCTCTGAGGAATTTCTCTTGGTTTTCGAGCAGGACTGCGGTTACTGCCTTACGATGGGAATCTTTGATTGGATCAAGACCCTCATAGTTGAGGAGAGGTGCCCACTTTTCCTGCAGATGCTCTGATTGGAACATTTGCGTTTTACCTTTGTAGTGTGGATGTTTGCGTTTGAATTATATTAAATTCAATTATTTGCTAAAGGAACCCAGGGTTCTCATGTATGCAGCCATTGAATTGGAGTAAGACTCCGAATCTGCATGGTCTACACCTTCGGAAAGGGTTTCTTTCTTAGCGGTTGGAGAAACTGCTTTCTGAGGGAAATATGATTCCTTCAGAGTCTCCAGTTTTTCACGATATTCTTCTTCACTTTCAAACTCAACACTTTCGGAAAGTGATGCGAGTTTCTCCTTCTGGGTCTGTGCAAGACCCTCGGAGACTTGATCTAAGACTCCATCAGCAACCGACTCTGCGAGACGCTTGTTGAGAGAGATGTTCTTATCGATCTGCTCGTTGAGTTTTTCTTCCATCTCATCAAGTTTTTCTACCATGCTCTCAAGAACATCATACTTATCTTCAGGGATTGTTACATAATGTGCTTCAAAAAGATCCTTCATGCCTGAGAGGAAGCTCTCAGTCATTTCGGTCTTGAGTCCATGTTCGATAACGAGAGCGTTTTCTGAGTACCACTCATCAGCGACGTACTCAAGATAAGAATCGACACGCTCTGCGATTTCTTCTTTAACTTGCTCTACCTCTTCGGTGAGCTTTTCAGCATACTGGGCTTCCAGTGCTTCTTTAATACCAGCAACCTTAGCGTTGATTGCTGCTTCAAAGATGGTCTTTGCCTTTTCTTTGAATTCCTCGGAGAGTTCTTCGCCGCCAAGGAGAGCATTGACATCTTCATCGACATCATACTCTTCTACAGTTTCTTCGGTCTCTTCTTCTACAACCTCATCGACGATCTCTTGACCCTCTTCGATTGTATCTTCTGCGGAAAGTTCTTCTTCTTCTTTTGCCATACCTTTTGCTGCTTCTGCTGGTTTTGCGCCTTTGGTTACAACATCCTTAACTTGCTTAAGGGTGCCACCAGGAGTCTTCAGCTTTGCTGAATCGTCATCTGGTTTGTAGTTCTCAGGAGTAGGACCCCCAAGATCTTCATAAGAACCAGCAACCGATGTATCCATTGGATCTGCTGGCTTAGCACCAGCATTAACAGCGGTTTTGGATTGCTGTGTCTTTACATCCATTTCTTGTAATTGTTTTCCACGAGACATTTGAACTCTCCGATTTACCTGTATTAAATCTATATTTATTTATAAATTAAAATATTTTATCAATGATCAAATACTATTGAGAAAATCATTGAACAGATTCAGTTTCTGCTCATCTAATTTCTTTTGATCTACCAGTGTATTAATGGTCTTGTATGTTTTTTCTGCATACTTCTCACGAAGAATGCCTCCATCCCATACCCACTCTTTACCTTCCATGATTCCCTCAACAAATGCATCGGGAGCTGAAGGATCAGCGACGATATCTGCAGCAGTTGCTAACATGAAATCTTCGCCAACTACATTGTATCCTTCTTTGGTTTGCTTTAAAGAACCAATACCGCGAGAAGAAACGCCGAGTTTTACACCCTCACCTAAAAGTGATTGTGCAATCTTACCCATCGGAGTTGAAAGAACCTTTGCTTTTCCGATGAAGTTTGAACCGCTTTCCTTCAAAGATACAATCTTATGAGATACACGATCCAAATTGACGGTAGGACCTTCGGGGTGACCAAGTTCTCCAAGAGCTCTGCCTTGGGCAACATGATTCTCATTATATCTAGTCACTTCACGACGAAGAGTTTCCATGGGATACATTCTGCCATTTCTGTTACAGATGTTTCCTTGAAGGAAAACTCCTTCAATGTAAAGTGATTGCTTACCGTTGCGATTTTCAACGATAATTTCAACCTTTTCGATTTCTTCTCTAATGAGTTTCATTATGCTTGACCCGTAATTTGAACTTGTTGAACATGGATTGATCCACCAGTTCCGCCTTGACTAAGAGCAGAAACTTTCAATGATCTTCTTAAAGTTGCATCAGGAGCAGAGAATGATGTGGTAATTGCAGCGGTGTTAGTATCAACCGTGATACTCGTCTGGAAATTTCCATCAAAAGTTGATGTGGTATTAACAGAAATAACCTTAGCGTGTTTAATCAATGCATCGTAATGTGCAAAATTTGCACCAGTTAAAGTAACACGATCACCCTCTACGAATGGCATTTGAGTACCTTCGGGGCAAGTAATAATTGTCGTTGTTCCTGTTGTAACTCCAACAACTCTTTGAGAAGCTTTAGTTACAGCAAGAGTTGCTGCAGTGTTCGCAGGAATAAGATAGTCAGTTTTAGTAGCAATCGGTTCCGTCCCAATAGCAACATAGGCATCTTGATTCACAGCAACGATTCTAAAAACGTTACTCTGAACAGATATTTCTCCAGTTGTTGCTGCAGTTCCAGTGACTGCAATTGACGATGCCGCCCCAATAGGTCTATGTGCCATTATTCCTAATAGTTCATTTACTAGTTATTTATCAAATTATTCATCCTCTTCGATCTCATCCTCAACCTCAATTTCGTTCTCGACTTCAGAATCGTCTCCGAACAAAGAATTGGCTGCAAAAGGACGAGATGCTTCAATTCTTTCTGCAGATTTTGCAAAGAGAAGGTCTTTGATTTTATCGCTGACTTGAGATGGAGACTCATCAGTTACCATCAAATCTAGAAGTTCTTCCATTTTTAATAATCAATTATGATCTTGAGTATTTATATCTCCCCACCTTTAGGCAGTTCTGGTGCTTCCGTTGCAGAACCATCAATTTCTGGTTCCATCTGAGGTTTTCCCAAATCCATACCCGCTGCACTATCTAAAGGTTGTCCTGTTGCAGGATCAATTGTTGCAGGATCAGGGATGATTCCGTCTTTGATTTCTTTTTTAATCAAAGCGTCTTGTTCAATGATTTCAACATCAGTTTGACGAAGAATATGTCTTCTAACATAATCCTGAGAGAAATACTTTCCAATGTATGGCTCTGCAGTTTGCGCAAGAGTCAGTCTCTCATTCATCAACTCCGCATCTTTAAGTTCGGAGAAGTGATTGTCATAAAGGAAATCATACTGAATATGCTCACTCATAACCTCCCAATCTTCGGGAGTAATTATGTTCTTCAGGAGTAATTGGGTCTTCAGCATGTCATTAAACATGTTGGAGAATCTCTTTCTCAAACGACCGACGAACTTGGTGAACTTAAGTTCGTCTCTCAGGATCTCAGAAGATCTACCCAGATTAAATCCACCTTCTCCGTCCATTCTGCTTGGAGGTACGTTAAGGGACCTGAATAATTTCTTTTTAAAATATTCAATGTCGGTGATCTCCCCGAGATTCTGACCGCCCGGAAGAGTAGAAATTTCAGTTCCACGTCCTCCCTCTCTTCTAGGCAACCAGAAATCTTCCAGCATAGCCATGTATTTTTTGTCATCACGAATTTCTCCAGTATTCGCATCATATACGAGTTTGTTACGATAACGCATCATAACATCACGCAGATATTGTTCTGCCTTGACTTTTGGAAGATTACCAACATCAATGTAGAAAATTCTACGCTCAGGTGCTCTGGATAATCTATAGATAACCAGAGAATCCTCAATCATTCTCAGTTGATTGAGTGCTTTAATTGCTTTGTGGAGATATGAAAGACTAGCTCCCTTATTTCTATCTACCAGTCCAGAGGTGCAATAAGTGATTGCATCTTTTGCAATCTTGACTCCTTGAGATGCACCTTGTGCATTAATATTTCCTGTTGGATATGACTTCTTAGGATTGTAAATAAAATATTCTTCAATTTCTGGGAATTCATAATCCATTGGATTATCGCTTCTCAGTTTTTGGAAAACGTTCTGCTTATCGCCTTCCTTCTTTTTTTGTTGACGAACATAACGCATTTTCATTGCGTCAATATATCTCAACTCTTGAATACCCTCTTGAGGGTTCTTCATATCAATGATCTTGTGGTAATAAATTTTACCGTCAATGTACCAATTTCTATAGATTTCGTGTGCCTTCTTGTCAAAATCTAAAAGATCAAGGATATACTTAAACTCTGAGCGAATCTTTTTCTTAATACCATCGCTGGCATTTAAGTTTGATAATTCAATCTGAACTGGAGTGTCATTCGTATCGGTTACGATAGCTTCATTTACAATATCTTCAATAGCACCATCAACCTCTGGGTGCAGTGCCATCTCACGATATCTTTTAATAAGATCAAATTCGGTACGAAATACTCCTTCAATATCGACATAAGAACCAAAAAAACCACTACTCATATAATGGTCAACCCCGTCCTCATTATTTGGAGGGACGGGGGAGACCGCAGTAGGAGATAGTGGTTCAGTGTCCTCTATTGAGAACCCAAATAACTTTGCCATAATTTATTACTAGATTGGTCTTTGTATTATTTATTAGGCGTTTGGACCGCCAGCTCCAAGAACTCTGAACGACTGAACTTGGAATTCAACCGTAAACTCTTCAAGAGTATCAGAGGAATCGTAAGAAAGATCAATCTGAGAAACATTAGTTGGGAAAATATCTTGAAATTCGTATTCAGCCAGAACAGAATTACTGCTTCCCAAGTTATTAGTGCTATTAATTACAGAACCTCTTCCGAGTTGGAATACATTAGCATTTGCCATGTAAGATGCTGGATTGGTAGCACCAATGTTATTTTCAAGTCTTGCGATTGCTTCTGACCAATCTTCGAATGCTCTTCTGAGTGAGAAGTCTTCATCGTTGATAACGGTAACAGTCCATGTATCAATGGTTCTGTCTCCAGCTACCTTGAAGATTCTTCCTCTAAAAGGAACGTCGATTGCTGCAATGTTTTGAGCAGGAAGTGCTGCTGACTTGCACATAAATCTAAACTTACTTGCATCCCAGTCAGTGGATACTGCGCTGGGGAAAGTACTTAATTCTACCTCAAATAGATTGGGGCGTGCGCCGCCCCCCGAAAGTTCGGATTTGAACTGTGAGATTGTTCTGTTTGGTCTGGAAGTTGCCATGATTTTCTCCTCCTTTGGTTATTTATTACGTGTTAGATCAAACTCTACCAACGACCTCTTCAAAACTGACCCCAGTTCGAGTCGCAACAAACGTCAGAGTGACGTAGTTGATCGATTTTGCTGGTTTCAGGAAGATGTCTGCTCTAAATTCATTATTATCAATAACGTCAGGAGTGTTATTCGTGGTATCACAAACAACCAGGAATCCATAGATTCCTCTCTTCGCCTCAACATCTCTGAGATAAGGTTCAACGATGTTTCTGAAGTTTGCTCTTGTTAACTCATCATTGAGTTCAAAGAGTTGTGCTTCTGCTGCTCTTTCAAGTGCTTGCTCAACAGTGAGGAACAAGCGACGGACGTTGATTCTGTCGAACGCAGATGCGTAACCGAGAGCAGTCTTATCACCAAACAGGAGTGAACCAATGCCAGGTTTCGTGACAATTGAGTTAATTCTCAGAGGATACAATTGATCTCTTTGAGCCTTGTTTGGATTGTATGCAAGTTTGACAACGTTGTTAAGAATACCACGTTGCTGGCCAGCAGGTGAGAACCAAGGATATGCTTGGATCGCTGTTCTAACCATCAATCCAGCAATGTCTGCATTGGTTGGAACATAACGGAATTCATTATTGAATCTGTCATACTTGTATGCGTATCCAGAATCAAAGACTGCATAAGATGAAGATTGAAGTGGTGAGAAGAACTCAATCAAGTTGTCGGTTTGTACGCTAGAGTTGGTCTCATTGACCAAATCACCTCTGTGTGGTCCAATGACTGCCATGCAGTCTTTTCTGCTATTTGCAAGAGAAATCAAGTGATTTGCTTTTGCCTGTGACAAGTTCTTGGCACCAAGACCAGGACCCATGATCAGATAATCAACTGCGATTTCATCTCTGTTTAGGAAAAGATCGTATCCACTGACAAGATTTCCAAGAGTGGCTTCCATTCCACCGTTGGCTCCGATTTCAGGAACTCCTGCGGAGTAGTCTTCGCCACCACCAAGTGCGTAAGTTACGTTTCCAATTGAAGCAAAGGTAACGTCCTGCGCCTTCTGTCTCCAAAGTCCACCAGCAGTGGTAATTGGAGTATAGTCTGTGGAGAATCCAACTGCTCTTGGCTCAGTGCCATGGTAGAGATCTGCTGCTGCGGATGGGTTATTTCCGGCATAGACATAATCTGATCTATCTGCGACATACTGTTTATAGTAGATCTTGGTTGGAGCATCTACGTTTGAAACAGCGTCTTGTGCCTTAGACAGACTTACAAACTTCTCAAGGATAGTTCCTTGGTTTCCAGTAATCGTACCAAAGTCGTCAACAACCGCAACGTGGATTCCGTCTCCTTTACCATTTCTATCCAGTGAATAGACGTTTGATACTGGTTTTGGAGCAATTGTCTTCCAGTAAATAACCGCGTTATCCAGATCAAGCGTTTGCTGATCGTACCAGTCTTTTGCGGTTACAGGAGTGTATGCGGCATCGTCTGCAGAAAGTCCAGTGTTAATACCAGCGTTATTAACAAAGAACAGTGAGTCTGAAGTATCAAACTGCGAGTATGCTACTCCCTGACTGTAGTCAATCTTTGTGGTAGTATTTACACCCGATGTCGTTTCTACACGAGCGACAACTTTGACATCAATTGTGCTATTTCCGCCAGTTGCGTCTGTGCTAACACCCGTAATAATACCTTTAAGATATCCATTGAAGGTGGAAGTTGTTCCAAGACCAACAATTACGGTATCATTAAGTGCTGCAGTAACACCATAACCAATGATAGCACCAGCAGTGTTAAGGTTGGTTGTGTTAATACCGATTCTTTGGTCCGCAAGGTCGTCAATGACGCAAACCTTGAGTCCGTTGCCCCAGGATCCAGGGTTCTTTGCTGCCCAAGCGTAGTTGGTTCCACTCTCGTGGTTGTTTTGGTAATCGTCGTAGTTGTCAATTTTCAATGCATTAGTCGATGCAATACCAACACCGGCATTAGCGTTGTTTAAGTCGTCGTCGCCAACTCTAACAACCTTCAGAACTCCTCCATATGAAAGGTATGAAGCCGCACTCATCCAATACTCGTATTGAGAATCAGTAGAGAGTGGTTTACCAAAAGTGTTGATAAGTTCTTGCTCAGTAGTGATGTCAATCGCTTCATTAACAGGTCCAATTCTGAAAGGTCCAGCAATCGCACCGATATTATCTAAAACATTATCAGCTCTTCCTACTGTTAAGTCAACCTCCCTAATTAATACACCGGGAGATAATTGAGGAGTCGCCATGTTTTTGTTCTCCGAATCTCAGTTTATCTGAAAATATTTATTAAAAAGTTACTTTTCGCAGGGGAATCATGACGTGAACTACCAATCTGGATATTGCCAGTGATCGGATGATTTTTTTACTCTCTTTTTGGTGCAGTCCTTACATTCATATGAATATGAGGAAGCAACCGCTCCACGATCTTTTCTTGTTCTATAGAAGTCATCAACTAAATTCTTGACTTCTCCACACACTCTACATTTTCTATCTTGAAGTAATAAATGACCTAACTTTAATTGACCATCTAAGTCCATTATGATAGATAATCCCACATATAAGCTCTATCACCATACTCATCAGTAAACCATCTATCGCCATCATTATCAACAAAACTATCACTGTTTAAACCATCATCGATAAATCCAAATGGTGACATGTCTTGTTCAATCTGATTCTTCTGTTCCTCATATAATCTTTTGCGAACGTCTTGATCAGTTAGTTCTTTGAAATAATCTTGTGCAACCAACCATGCATAGATGACAAGACACATTGCTAAGTCATCATTACATCCATCTTCAGCCTCAAATGAATTATTCTTTTGAATGAACGTTGTTAGTTCAGAAATAATTTCGTAGTCATTAAATAATAACTTATCTTCCTCAATAATTGTTTTAAGATTAAGTGCTCCAACCTTCTTTACAGTCTTGGACATCTTGACACCAAGTTGAGTTTTCTTACCAGAAAAACCCTGACCTACAATTTGTCCCGCTCTACCTCTCATTGAACACATGAGAAGGTTTTGATATTCCAAATCATATTGGAGGATACTCGCTACCTGATCTCCAATATCATTTACTTCGCATAAAATAAACGCACTGTTATAACTCTTTGCTACTTCCCAAATTATATTGGGAAATAACATGGGTTTAATCTCATTATTCCTATACTTAGCTACAATTCTGTGAGGAAACTCTGTAATGTCTACGACCACGAACGCTGAATAATCTTCACTCACTCCACGAGCAACGTCTACTGTTATGACATAATCGTGATTTTCTTGAGATGATTCATATACATCCAACCCAGCATTTCTTTTAGATGGATTATCATAAATGAGAGTTCTGAGTTTACTGGGTGCAATCAGGGTATCAACTGATCCTAAGAACTCACATTCAAACTCAACCTTGAACTGTGCTTCTGACGTGTTCTTAATAGTTGTTTTTTTCCACTTCTCATCCCTACCTGGAACTTCTGACCAGTGAACATCTGTAGGGACATAATCATTCTTTTGTTTTTCTGCATCGTGCCACAGACGGTAGAAGTGGTTCATACCATGTGGCGTGGACACGATAATTACTTTGGTGTTTTTACCAGAAGTAATAGTAGGATAAACAGATGCAAAGAACGAGTCAGCGACGTGATTTGGGACAAACGCGAACTCGTCGAGAAAGAGGATGTTGAACGACATACCTCGGACAGCACTTGCAGACGTAGAAGCTGCCAATATCTTACTGCCATTTTCTAATTCCAGAGATCCTTTGTTCCATGCTATGATACCTTGTTGCATCCATCGTGGCAAGTTTTCATAAGCAGTCTGTAACCTTCCAAGAAGTTCTCTTGCGGTTGCTGCTTTGTTTGCCAGAATGCCAATGTTTACGCTGTCATTGAATACAGCATAATGCAAAAGGTAAGATACGACTGTAGTGGATTTACCAGTTTGTCGTGGCATCTTACAGATATTAAATCTGTTATTGTGGAAGTTATTAATTAACTTCTCCTGGAAATGATATGGGTGGAACTGAGTCAAACCCTCATCAAGAGAAATAATCTTAACATAGTTATTTGCAAAGTAAACAGGATCTTCTTTGCATTTCATAAACTCAATAACTTGCTCTTGAGTAAACTCAATCGCAGTATTTGCTTTTTTTAAATTAGGATTGCCAAGATATACATTATCAGACATTCAGTTCAAACTCCTTTTAACATTGACCCTTTTTTTATTTGGGACGGTTTTAGAGAATCTGCCGGTTTTTGGGGATTGTTTATAGCTTTATATCTAGCATTAATACTGGCATCTTTTTGAACAGGAGTTAAAGATGTTTCGTAAAATTGCTTGAAAGTTTTCATATCAGCAGTTCCAAGCTCTTAATGATTTATTTATTCTACTGTTGGGATCGTTAGCAGTTTTAGATGAAGTCAACTTTTTCTTCATACCCTTCATTCGAGCACAAAATGATGCGCGACGGGGGTTTCCAACCTTCTTGCTTGGTGCCTTAAGGTCGCTTCCAGGATTCTCTCTTTCGTAAGATTTGCGTCCTTTTTCGTTGAGTCCACCTGATTTTTTCTTTCCTTCCTTTCTTGTCCATGCTGCTGATTCTGCATGGAGAAGTGGTTGTCCTGGGACATACTCGGATACCTGGTAACTTTGAACTTTAGCGCCAGGATAGACCTTTTCAATCTGATCTTGTACTTCAGATCTACTTGGTTTCTTTACCGTTGGGAAAAACATTTTAATGCCATAATATTTTCCTCTCCATGAGAGGTGAACCATAATAATGTTTCCAGTTTTTGCTGGGATGCGAATGGCTTCATTAACTTCTTCGGGGCAGGCATCGGAACCATGAACTGGGCAATCTTTACCCTTCTTGGTGTGAACGCATTCTGCCTCTTCTTTTTTGACACAGTTTGGATATCTCTTACCAAACATGGTCTTCATGCCTTTCTTCTCATATCCTTTCCAACACTTCTCATCAAGTTCAAATTCTTCTTTCTTAGTCTTAGACTTGTTTCCCCAGTTGGCAGCACCAACTTTACGGCATTTGACCAGTGCTCCTGACGCATATGCACTTGGCCAAACAGAGTAGCGTGATTTGACTTTGTGGTAGCAAGCATCTTTCTTGCCTTCCTCAATATCAATTTGATCACCTACTTCAACATTATTTTCTGCGAACCATCCACGGTTTACTTCTAACGCGCACAGTACTTCTCCATCCGAAGTTACTGGGGATTCGTCAAATGGTTCTAGTTCTTTTATGCTTTCGATTATGCCATCCTCTCTGATGAAAGCAATATCCAGAGGGATTTTGGTTTCTTTCATGTAGAAAGATTGCTCTGCTACTTCATCAAAGACGAACAGCATTCCACTGTTTTCTTCTAAACTTTCGCGGAACATGAGTCCCAAGTTGAAATCTCTAATGTTATTTGGAATTTCGATGTTGAGTGGCAGAGTTACGAACTCTGTGCTTTCCTTTACAGATTTCATTTTTTTCTTGGGTTTATCAGTTGGAACATATGTGGGTTTTGCCGCACCAGTCTTTTGTGGTTGACCAGGATCAGCAGCTCTCTTTCTTCTTTGAGCAGACTCTCTTTCGGATTTGCTCATGCTTGCTCTCTTTGCAGAGGACACGCATTTAGGTGTTGATTTTTGACCAGGTTGACGAGCACAGGGTTTACCTGACACTACTTGAACCCAACCAGGTTTCCCACCTTTTGATCTTGACTTACCAAACCAATCGCGAAGACCTTCTTCACTTACAGTGCCACCGTTTCCGTTGCCACCATTACCATTACCATTACCATTACCATTTCCGTTGCCATTACCATTCTTTTTGGTATCGTCAACAGAATGACCATTTTCTTTACGAAGCATTCCTGCACGACCAACTACTTTGAATCCTTTGGGGATTGGCTTACACTTTTCATCGGTGTAACAGTAGTATTGTCCTTCAGGGCAACGACCATTCTTCTTCTCTTCATTTACATCACCAGAAGTATCTTTCTTATGAAGATTCTTATAGAGATGTTTATGAAGAGGTTTTGCTTTATTCATGATTTTATCTTTTTCAGAATAGTCTTGCGCTTCATTCATTTTTTTGGTCTTCTTCTTCATTGAGTTAATGAACTTTCTATAAACCGCTGCTTCTGAAGTCTTTCCCATTTCTCTTGCTCTCTGTTCCATAGCAACAGCTGCCTGGATTTTGTGAGCATGAGATCTTGATGAATTACGAATCTTAGAAACAGATGCTTTAGCAGTCGCAACATCCTTAAACCCAAGTCCATGAATCGTGCCTTTTGGATTTTCATCCGTATAAAGGTCAGAGTGTTTCTTGGAGTTTGCTGGTTGACCAGGTTTTCTTGGGATACGAGGATTGCTCATTCAACTGGTTTAGATTTAGTTTGACCACCTGCTGCTCTTTTTTTACGTCCAGCACAGTGTGCTTTCTGAGAGAATCCTTTCGGATTTGAACAGTCAATACTCTTTTTATATTTATTAGACCAAGACTCTTGAAACTGTTTGTATGTTTTCATACTTTTGTAAGAGTTTTTGAAACTTTGAATACTGTAGATGTATCAGAACTTGGGGTGGCTCTAACTCTTACGTTTCCAGAATTTATATCTGCGTCAAACGTTGCAAGAGATGATCCAGTTTTAATAGTTCCAAATTCACTCAAATAAACTGATGATCCGTCATGTAAAACATTTAATGTCGTGACATGGTATGAAGAACCTTGAGTGATTTGAACCTGATATTGTGCAGATCTAAACACCGATGCATCAAAAGTATCTATATTAGATTCACTGGTCGTCGTAGTTGTCGCTGTTGCAGCTCCTAAGGTAACGAGAGTTGTTATGCTACCAGCACCAATTTCCAAACCGCTTCTTGCGGTTGCAACTCCAACAGAATCGAGAAAAGTAACATCATCATATGTTATTGTTCCACCAACGGTTACGTTTCCAGAAAAAGTTGCACTAGATCCTTCAATAATATTGAACGTTGAAGTTCCTGTGGTGCTAATTCCTGGAATTGAAACGGGCAACGCAGTGCTAGCAATACCAACCCATTGACTTCCATTGTAGATGAGAAGCTTGTTGGTTCCAGTAGTTTGATCAAAACTTACATCATCAAGATCTTTGATGAATCCAGCACCACCACCGCCAATGGTAGAAATCTGTTGTTGGATTCTGTTGATAAAGAGTCTATAGTGACCAGCAAGATCATCAAGCGTTGCAAACTTTTGATCCATTGGAGTTAACGGATCTGCTTGACCACCTACAGATTCTTTTTCATTTGGAGGTTCATTTAAAAGACCTTCTTGAAGTTCCTCCTGAATATTTTGCTGTTCAGATTTAATTAATTCAACGATCTCATACAGTTGTTTGATACTAGATTTTACATCCTTAATATCTTCATCATAGTATTTTACTTCTGGAAGTTCCGATACTTCCTTTCTAAGTTCTTCGAAATACTTAAGAAGTAATTGATCTGTATTGACACTATCTTCTACATATTTTTCAATGCTCTCATGAACATTTTTCTTTAACAAATCATATTCGTTTCTGATTTGTTTTTTAAGTTTTTTATCGTCGTCTTTAAATTCTTTATGATATTCCCAAATCTTTAAAGATGACTCTCTAAGTTCTTTCCAGATTCTGTCCTTAGAGTCACTAAACTTTTTATCGAGGTCTTCAATTTTATTGCCAAACTCAACACCACTTTCAAAGTGCTTGGTCTCATTCTCTTCAGTAAATTCTTTGAAATCTATGTGAAGTCTTTGTTTTACTGTTTCAATTTTATCGTTGACTTTAATAAAGTCGTCGTCGATAACACTGAAAGTTTTTCCAATCCAAGAAAAATCTGGGACTTCATTTACCTCATTGACCCACTTTGGAAAGGTAGGAATCTGATTCTTTACTTCTTCAATATCTTCTCTGATTGATTGAAGATCTCCCTCATAATATTTTGGCTCAGGAAGTTCGTCAATATTTTGATTTACAAGATCAAGACGTTCCTCTAAAGACTTGATTTGATCATCATAATATTTTATCTCTGGTATATCTGCAGCATTCTTTTCTATTACTTCTTTTACTAGATCAATCTGCTCACAGATAGCCTCTATTTCTGCTTCATAATATCTAACTTCAGGAACCTCTGGTATTTGATCTTTTACCAGATTGATTTGCTCTTCTAAATCTTCAAGTTCCTTATCATAGTATTTGATTTCGGGGATATCTGGAATCTCTTCCCTGATATCATTTACTAATCTAAGTAACTCTGGCCATGGGGGAACAATATCTTTTACCTCTGCGAAAGTATTCCCGTCCAGGTCCTCTATTGTCTGAGTTGCCTCTTCTATTTCCTCTTTTTCTTCTACAATGAATTCGCTAACAGAAGGCAACTCCTCTGATACTTCTTCTGTTAAATAATCGTCAATTGACGGTAAATTGCTGAGATCTTCAGCAAAGTCATCAATTGAAGGCAATCCTTCGTTTGACATGTTATTAGCAACTAGTGTACTTTGGAATTTTTCTTCCTTTTTTATTTATCGTCTTCTTTAAGTCCAGTCTTCAGCATTTTGGCAAGTTCTGCTGTAGAACCAACAAACAGTGCATTAGTTACATTCTGAGGTGATTTTGCTGCAGATTCTTCTTGAACTTCTTTGAGTTCCTTCTGCAATTTCATCAGTTTATCGGTTGCATCAGCAACGTTCTTGATCAGTTGACCAGCAACCTCATATGCTCTTGGCATCTCACTTTCTTGCGCTAATTCCAAGATTCCATTAAGTGCCTCTTGACCTTTTTCTATGACTGAATATAAATTTCCTCGTGTATATTCATAGTCTTTAACAATATCATCTTTGGATTGTTGTTTCACAATATCAGTTTTTTGATCCTTTGATTCAGGAACAACCGTGCTCTCTACATTGAAAGCATCATCTAGATTGTCATACTTTTTTGTCATTTTCATCAGTCAATAGATCCACTAAAGCCAAAGTCATCTCCTGCTTCAACCAGTGCATTATCTGCAGCTCCAATTGACTTGACTTCCGCACCAGTTAAATGTGTTTGAATTGTTGTTCCGTCTTGTCCACGTTTTACTGTAACTGCTGTTCCATTTATTCCAGTCACGAACATTTCTTCTCCTCCAACCTCAACGTATGTTTTTGTTGTAATCGAACTTGCGTCATTAACGTTGATGATTGTGTCAACAACAGCAATGTCTTTCGATAAGTTTGTAAGAACTGTTCCTGTATAGTTCTTGATCGCTCTTGGAGTAACAGTATATGAGAGTTCTCTTGTAGTATTTGTTGTATCTGTACCAGAGAGGTAACTGACTCTTGAAGTCTTGATAATATCTCCAGTTGCAGTGGATACAGGACCAAACAGATATGTTTTAGCAGTAAATCTTAAGGTATAAAGAAGAACTCTTCTTGTAGAAAAGTCTCCTTCATAGTCGTCCTGCATCGTGATGTTTTCTAGGACAACTGGAATATCTCTTTTCTCATTTACTCCATTAGCAACTAGATTCACGGTCAAATTATATGATGGTTGAAAATATGGTAGGATTTGTTCAACTATTTGCAGTGCATCATCATTTAATTTAGTCATAATACCCAATTCAAATTGCATATTATATGGAACGGGCATGAATGCTTTTTTAACGACAGTGCCATCATCGGCATCTTTCGTTGTAAATTGTTGAGTAGTGGTTACCTTTCTAGATGGATCATAAGTCATCCCATTAAACTCAAATGACATTCTTGGGAGAGTCATCTGGGTGGACTTGTTTAGATCTGCAGACTGCTCCAGTCTAGCTAAAAACTTTTGGGTAGGTCCATAAGCAAGAGGAACTCTTATAACTTCGTCCTCTTTTCTTATCTCCAAACCGTTGAAAAGTGTGCCAAAAGAGATAAGTGTTTTTCTCAGAATTTCGTGATAAAAATATTCAAACATTGTTACCTCTAAATTAAACGATGCACATTATAAAAACTATTTAGACTTGTCCGAATGGATTCCTCTCACTAAAGTCAATGATCGCATCTGCAGCAGTTTCAATATCAGCATTGTCTGCAAATCCATCATCAACTGGATCTGTGTTGGCCTTTCTCAGTGCATGAGAAGCACCAGAGGTTGAACCAACGATGTCCTCTCCAACGCGGAAAGTTCCTGTAACGTTTGATACCTCCAGAATATTTGTGCCCGAGTTCCAAGAACGAACTCTTGCAGTTGTTCCAGAAGTTGAACCTGTTACCACTTCGTTGAAAACAAAGTCTCCAACAGAACTCATTGATGGATCTGAGATTGTGATTGTTGGTGCTACTGTATATCCTGCACCAGAGTTTGTAATATGAATCGCTGAGATAGACCCAGAAGCGTTTATAACCGCTGTTGCAGCGGCAGAGACAGTAGATACCCCAGTGAAAGTGATTGTAGGTGATGTCGTGTATCCAGAACCACCACCTGTGACCGTTACAATTCCAATGGTTCCATTATCGATTACAGAGGTTGCTGCAGCTCCACTTCCACCACCACCAATAAATTTGACTCCAGGTGCCACGGTATATCCTGCACCTGGGTTTACTATCCTGACTTCCTGAACAGAAGTGGATGCGGGATTTGCGCTATCCGAACAGACAACAATGCCACCAATCATAATCGCAGTGGCAATACCTGTTGTTCCTCCTGCAGGGGCAGATCCTATTCCAACAGTTGGTGCATATGTATAACCAGCACCTCTGTTGGATACGGTGATTTTTCTGATACCACCATTGACCAACCCAGTAACTGCAGTTGCGGTGGCTCCAGTGCCAACCACTGTCAAAGTTTGAACGTGACCTATTGCATATGAAGTTCCATCAGCACCATCAATTGGTTCTAAGGTGTCATCAATTTCATCAACACCAGTATCGATAATTTCATTTTCATATCTGAAGAGTTCGCACTTCAGTTCATAAACATAATTCTTTTGTAACTGATAAAATGGTTTTTCGTGCTCAACATATTTTATTTCAAATAATCTATCTCCAAGAGGGAAATAGATCAGGTCACCTTCTTTAGGTCTAGATGATAGTTTTATATTTTGTTCGTTCTCAATTAAAGGGGTTATATAAGTTTCAAACCTTTCCTTTGATATAATTAAAGTAATTTCATTTGTTGCTTGAATACCAAACTTTGATAATAAGGTTACATTATCTCCATAACCATCAAAATTATCAACGTATGCTTCGATAGGATAAGCATCATCAAATTTTGATTGAATGACTTCTTTTATTACCGTGTTTTCGTTAAGGTATTTTCTAGGAAGATAGTGTACTTCTACACCATACATTTTCAACTGCTCATTAATCAAACTTTGAACAAGACTTTGTTCTCCAGAAGATCCTTGTAAAAAATATTGGTTTAACATAGTAAGTTACCCAATCATATCTAAAGGTGGAAGTTCGTATGTATTTGACATTTTCTCCATCAGAGTTTCCATCTCTTTTTGAGCATCGTCATATATCTGACGGCCATTCAGTTCTACTCCACCTGGAAGTTTAACACCTTGGAATTTGATTAGGTTTTGTCCCCACTGTTTTTTAATTAAAATTGTTAAGTATTTTTTGAGGAAAGAGTCATTGTAAACTCTTGTAAAATCATCTGGATTCAATAGACGATAACAATCTATTACCAAATAGTCATCGACTGTTACACTTGCCCAATCAAGATCAAGATATAACCGATCGTCTCTTTGATTAAATCTTATTTGCTTTTCTGTGCTCAATGCAAAATCTAAATCTTCCAGATATCTTTTTACCATTGCATAACTCAAAATTTCAGTTGAACTAAAATGATACATGTCATTTAAGAACAACTGATATTTAACACTAAACATGTTACTGGTTCTAGTGTTAGACCCATCAAATCTGAATATTTTATTCACACCGATTACCGCTGGCGGCACTTGAAGATAATTGCTATTTTCTTCGTATGAAAATGTTGTTGCAGTTCCAGCGATTGTTGTGCTTGCTGTTGTAGTTACAATACCTATTGGGTTACTACTTCCTCTTCCTCTTCCGCGATCAATATCGTCTTGAGTAATTTTATATTTCAAATACATCTGAGTGACACCATTAAAGTGTCTCTCATGAAAATATTGCAGAGCATCATCAACCAGATCTTCGACCTGTTCGTCTGCAACGTTAATTTCCAGCACTGGTGCTCCCAGTTGCCTTTTGCAGTACGTTATAAGTTCAGACCTACTGGATGGTTGAGCCATTTATTTAACACCTCTTCTTAGTATTTATGGTGCGGAAGAAATACCTGGTTTTACAAGAATCATTCCGTCGATGATTCTGTAAACTGTTGCTCCAGAACTTACGAGAACATCGTAAACATATCTCCCTTCCACTAAAGAACGTGTATCTGTTGATCCCAAGGAGATATTAAACTTACCATCAGCAGCACTTGTAAACCCTACATTAAATGTAGCATGGGCGTATGATGTCGCTCCAACAGAAACACTCTTGCTCATTTGAGAAGATCCTGTCCATCCAGTTGTTGTTGCAATCCCAACTGCATTTGAACCAGAAAAATCAAATGCAGTGTTTGCAATACTGACCACTTCAAAATTTGTTTTAAACGTAGCTCCAGTATTAAGAGTTAAATTTATAGATTTGGGAGTTCCTGAATCGGGATCAAATGTAAATTTTTTATTCGCCATTTGGCACCCCTATGAAAGACAGTGTTTCTTGCTGTTTATAATAAAGTTTGCAATACATTTTTGCTATGGATCTCAAATCATTTTTATCCTCTATATTATCTATTTCGGATGCAATTTTGAAATATTCAAAATTTTTCTCTAAATTTTTTAGAGTGATTTTGTCAGGATTCATTGGCCAATTTCCTCAATAATGATTTAATTTCATTCAAGTCATCCTTCATATTAGCAACATCTTCCTCAAGTGTTTGTAACTTTTGTTTCTCTTCCATTTTTACGTCACGATTGCGAACATACTGCTCATATGCTGCTCTGTTAGTATTGATGATAGAGTTTGTTTTGGGATCGCGGACTAGGTGTTCGCGACCCTTTACTTTAATATAGTCCATTATGCTAAGGTAATCACTTTGAGATCTTTTATTCTTGGTGGATATGTTTGGTCAGTAGATGTCAGAACAATCTTAATTCTATATGACTTGAAGTTTGGAAGATCATTCGCAGTAAATGTAAATTCTCTAAAGTCAATGTCAAGAGTGTCAAAAGATCCAGAATTCACTGCAGGTACAAATGTATCAGGTTTTCCATTGCTATCCGAGAATGAAATAATTTCTCCCCTATCATTTAAATTATCAAATCCTGGGAATGGTATAAAGATTGGTTTGAAGTTTGCATTTTCACTGATAGCATAGAAAGCTCTAATATCGTTATACTCATTAATATGTGCGTCAAGTAAGATTTTAATCGAAGAAGCGGATTCTTGCAGATCAATTTCTTTAGTAATATACTGACATGCAGATGGATCATCATCGAGAGTGTTGACTCTTCTGTCAATAGAATAATCTTGAATAAGGTTATCAACTCTGTTACTAACTAAAACAGCACTCATTCTTTGAGTATCAACTATAGGAGACAGTCTTGTATCTACTGTATTGAGATTCAACTTAAGATTAAGTGACCTATCTCCAGGAAGATCTTGAATTTGAGCGTTTGTAGTTTCATTAATTCTAGAAGCAATAATCCTTGGTGAATCCAAGTAGTTGGTTCTATTCAAATTAATTGGTTCAAATCCTTGATTTACGAATGGAATTTGAATTCCCTCACCAGAACCATCTCCAAGACTTGATCCAGAAACAGTTCTCAGTTCACCAGTCAAACTCGTTCCAGGAACAGTGATGTTCTGAACATTAGGATAGATAATTTCAAATGGCATATTCTGAGTTGCTCTTGCCTGAACACCACCAGCAGACTTGGCCTGGTTCAGATAGAGTCTTGGGAAACTTACTCCATCAGTTCTGGCAATACCAGAAGTTGACATATCCAATTTAACATTATATGAATCATATGTAAGTGGGTAAGAAACAGTAACATCAGACAGATTGTGAGTCTTGTTGATTCTTCTCAGGGAAACGCCACCCATTTCATATTTGTAAACAGGAGTTCCAACGATGTAGTTCTTTGGAATTGTTCCATCAACCCCTCTAGTAATTCCAGAGATTGTTCCTCCAGAAGCTCCAGTGTAGGAAATAATTTCATCATCAATCAGAATGTATCCAGGATATGTGGTTCCAACTGAAACGTTTTCAAATGTTTCAAGATTATTTGTAGTTTCAACCGTAATATTTGCAGCTGAATCTGAGTTATATGGAAGTGTGAGTTTGGTTGGTATTACATCACTCTGTGCTTCAGAAATAGTCACCTTATTGGTTTCATGATACATTCCATGATTCTTGTGATCAACTTCAATGTGGAGACCATCATTCACAACATCAATGCTATTAATCTGAACGCCACCAAGAGTTGAAGCATTTAACGTGGTTAGAACACCAACACTATTTGTGTATTGAACTGTCTTACCAGCTCCAGCAACAACAAAGTTGCCTTGAACATTATCAAGAATCAGTTCATTTGTACTTGCAATAGAAACGACCGAGAGTCTTGCATTTCTACCAACAGAGTTATTGCCGATGGTAGCAATACCCAATACATCGCCAACTTGATAACCAGTTCCAGAATTGACAACGGTTGCAGCGACTGCAACACCATTCTCAATCATGACATTTGCAGTGATGTCTCTACCAGTTCCCGTGATATTTGTAAGACCGATTCCAGTGAAAGTAAAGGTTCCCAGAGACGGTGTATATCCAATACCAGAGTTAATAATTCCAAGTGAACCGGTTGCAATTCCAGCACTTCCAACAAAGTTGCCAGTTGCATTAGTTCCTTGCTGGGAAATCGTATTGCCAATAGTTAGTTGAGTTGCAATACCAATTCTATCAGTTACGTTAGATGAGAGACCAACACGGATTCTTCTGGAATTTAGATTCAGAGAATCTGGCATAAGTCTTGGAATCTGTGCATTTCCTTCGGACAAGACTGGATTGTAAGCCTGAACCTCTCCAGAAGTAGCAAACTCTGCTCTGTAAAGAACAAACTTAAGATCTTCCCACTGACTTGGTTCCCATGTAGAAGCGTTTTGTGACTTAAACAGAGATCCAAGATATGGTTGGTTAGAGATAAATTCATCAGTTATGATATCAGACTCACCAACTCTAGAGATGAATACTCTATATTTGGTTGACCAAGATGCAAGGGTTATTGCATATTCAGTTCCACCCTCAACATAGACCGGCGCTTCAAATGTAATTCGAGTTGGAACAGTTCCATCCTGAGATACATTGATTTGACCTGGTTCAACCACAACTTCAGAGAATGGGAGGATCTTTTGAGTTGGAGTTCCATTCTGCATTGTGCGTAACTGGAATGTCATTGGAATATCCATGTCGTCTTTCGACTGGAAGAATATATCACAACTTGTTAAGAAAACTCCAGTTTCGTCCTCAACTTGGAATGATTGAGCAAGTGGGTCATACCAACCAACTTTAACTTGCTCACTCTGTGTGCGAATTACCGTGCTACCTACGAACTCCATACCAAGACTTCTGCTTGCTGCTTTAGCTTCAGATTCATGCTGTTGAGAAATTCTAGCGTTTCTAACAGAAATAATTTGTTCTTGGACAGTCTCTAAAGTTCCACTTGCACTGTAACTTTCTTCTCCAATAGTATCTGCTGTATCCTGATTATTTGTTGGATTATTAATCAAGGTAAAAGTTTTTGTTCCAGTATTAAATCTAGGATTCGTTGCAATATTTGGATCTGGAATATAGAAACTACCAATACAAGTTGCTCCAAGATCAGAGATAAGTCTTACATTTGTAATTTCTGCTTGAGCCCCGCTTGTTTGTCCAACAAGAATCATTCCGCTTTCAACATATCCACTGTAATCACCCTGCGCCTGTTCAGACAGTGAGAATGTATCAACATTTAAAACAGTAGATGTTGCCGAATAGGTGGATGGCAATACAGTGCCTCCCTGACCTCGTAACTGAGTAATTCCGGGAGTTCCAGTATATGTTTCAACTTCACTCGCACTAACTTGTGACACATATGGATTATTAGTAAAAACTGAAGTTGGTGCGTTGTAAGGACCTTCTTTGTGGTTCGTTTGAGCAACTCTGAAGGTAATCTTTGGACCTGCCTCACCGTTTACTGGTGACAGTCCAGTTCTTCTTACTCTACCAACAACCTTTTCACCAACCTGGAATACACCAGATTGCATGTTAATTTCCATGAGTTTTGGTACACAATATTTTGTTACGTTAACTCCATCAAAGAATGCATAGATTTGAGTTAAAGGCTTAAGTTTCTTAGAAACAAACTGAAGGTTTCTAGAGCGCATGAAGGAAATTACTTCCCTACTCAGAACTTTATCTCCTTGAGATGTTTGATCGAACTGTTCAACGACAGCAGTTCTAACTCCGGTTCTAGATGAAGTACCAGTTTGAATGGTTTCTGCATACTCGTCTTCAAAGTCCGTAACAGTTCTAGTTCCCCAAATATGACCAGGTTGACCAGGACGAGCAATAAATCCAACCCACCTTGGATTTTTAGTTTCAGTTCTTGTTTTCTTATGTGTTTTAACTTCAGTTCCTGTCCAAGTGGTTTCCCAAGAGTTCCATAAAATTGGACCCAATCCAGTTTGAGGATCAATGCCTTGAGTCCTGGACAAATTGGCCATGGTCTCACTATAATTACCTTCAACCTGAGTAATTTTTGCTTCAACTCTAGCAGTATCGACCCAGGTATCTGAAGATGGAGTCAACTCCAAACTTGCTTGCCAGAAACTGACGAGGAAAGGTGTAACACTTTCTGTTCTAGTTGCAAACGATTGTTTTAACCACTCAACTTCAGTGTAGTCTAGAGTAATGATATCCTGCGAACGTCTGACATTGACACCTTCCGGTTGAACAAATCTTGAATCCGCATCTGGATTTACATTTTCAACAGGACCAAGCGTTAGGTCAATAGAGTTTGTGAAGTGTCTTGGTCTCAGTTCTTGGTTTTTAATGTCAACTGAGTTTTTGATATCTCTTCTTTCTTCTTGAAGAGTGAAAGATGTGAAGTTATCAACAAAGAATCCTGATTTAAATTTGTTTAAACCAGCAGAGTCTGGAATGAACAGATTTTCAGTTTTGGTTTCGAGTAAGTTTAGAGATGTGTAATATTCAAGATTTTTAATTCTAGTTTCAAGTTCTCGGATATCTTGCATCCGATATCTCTTATGGTTTAGGAAGTCTAACTGTGCCTGATTAACGTGTAAGAGGTACGCAGGGAGTTCTACAGTAGCGATTTCTAGCGCATCATCAACTGGAACAGGTTTTTCGGGATTTTCTGCAGGTTCTCCATACTGAACTTGGAATTTACCAAATTTTGTACAGAAGATGGAGTCTGTTCTTCCAAGGAAAAATGAATAATCAGTTGTAATGGATTCATCGGAAGCTAAAATATTCGCAGAAGAATTTCCTGATCCATCAAACTTTCTTCCAAAAAACTCAAGAGGTGATCTCGAATTTTCAGTTACAACATATTGTGAAACTTTTGGTCTAATATCAATGATATCAGTATTTCTATAACCATCGACTATTTGAATATCAGTTTTATAATTCATAGTATCATATGAATTCTTAGTCGTGATATCTCCATCATCTGAAGACTCATAGTATCCATTGGAAAAATAGATTTTCAGTCTTCTGGAAGCAGGTTTAAAGTTTCTTTTTCTAGTGATAAATGAGTGGTCAAAGAAAGTCCCTTGCTGATTAGTATCAAAATTATACCCAGCAGTTACAGTTTTACTTGGAGTTTCTAGCGTTGTTACGATTCCTTGAACTCTTGACTCTTCAAACGTAACAGTTTCTCCTTCTTTAAATCCAATTTTGTTCTTCAGAACGTATGTAATTTCAGAATCTGAAAGTCTTTCGCAATAAATTGCAACTGCACCAGTATCATTGCCAATGATTCTTTCTCCAATAATCAAATCAGTTGTTTTCCCAGTTGGACCGTTTAGATTTGATAAGGTTACTTTAGGTGCAGATGGAGTATCATTATCAAATGATTCAAAGATTCCAAGAATTTTTATAGCGTCACCATGATTAAGTGAAATGATTTCATCTTGTACTCTTGTTCCAAATGGATAAATTCCATACGATAGTCCATCATTTAAAGTAGTTGCACCAACACCAGATGCTGCGTTTGTGGATTTATCAACAACAACCGCATTTACTCTGTTGAGTCTCTTTACTTTTGATTTTGGTTTAGTCTTCTTCAAAGTAGCTACTAAAGTAGCACCAGTATCATTTGAACCTAAATTGTTAATTTGGAGAACTGTAGATCCAGCAGTGTATGAAAACTTATCTGGAGTCAGAGCTTCAGTATTGCCATTAGATCTGATTAGAGTATATCTTTCTTCGTCAAAAGGAAGGAAAGTTTCATTAGCTCCTGCAACTAGAGCAGACGATAACTGATTGCCAGAAATATTTACGGTATATGATCTTCTGATGTTGATCGACGCATTTGTCAAATCAACATTAGAAATCAACATTTTAGGCATCGGAGCATATAATGTATTATCCTCAGACTTATTGACGTGAGTCTTGAGAAGTTTTAAATCAGTGACCGAAAGGTTGGATGATCCAGTTGGAAGAGTACCACTTGCAACACCAGTAACTGTTGTAACACCAACAACTTCAATAGAGGTTGATCCAACACTTACAACTTCACCAAACGTTGGTTCTGCAAATCCCAATCCAGTGAATTGAACAATGTCATTCAGTTTTACGATTGTTCCTGGGAAAAGTGTATTTGTGCTTCTGATAATACTTCTTCCAGTAGAGGCATTATATGGAGTAATAGTAGCGATGCCAATATTAATGAACTCTTGCTGGATTGTGTCTGCAGCGAAAGTTTTTGCAAATCCAACATCACCATTTTGGGGTCCACCATAAACTGATTTAACATCGGCAAAACCATGAGATGTTACTGCAGTTGCAACTCTATTATTTTCAACACCATCAAAGATAAATGGCTCATTATTTAAGAATTGACCAGAAGTTTCATATACAGTAAGTGCTGTGCCTGCTGAAACAGAACTTCTTAAGAATCCGGTTGCACCACTATATCTTCCTCTAACAAAAGTTGGAACTGGAAGAGTGATAGGTTCACTCAGCGTGATATTTGTAAATGTCTGAACATCATATAAAGAAAGATCCCACTCATTGATATCTTGATTGCTGAACGAATATGATCCTGATTCTAAAGCAAAGTCATAAACTCTAGCAACACCAATCTCTTTTCCAGGTGCTACGAGACCTGTGGCTCCGACTCTACTATCTCTAAGACTTACAATGTAAGTATTACCCAAACCAACGACTGGACTTCCAAATACTCTGTTAACTCTTAAATTAGATCCAGTTGTATAATTGATTGCTTGACTCTGTAACGTTTTTGACGTTCTTGGTTTTACAACATCAAGATAAGTTGAATTAAGAGTTTCAACCTCATATCCTTTTACAAATGCCTTTCCTGGAGAGACTACGTAGTTAATTAAGTCTTCACTAGCAGGCTCTCCTGAATATGTAAATTGCCCTGCTTCGAATAAACCGTTATTTCCAGTTCTATTATTGAGAGTTTCTTTTAAGGTAACATCAAAAGGAGTTACTGTATAATCACCAGATTCAGCAAATGTTCTTCTTGCTAATTCATCTGCAATAATGCTATATTGAGTATTCTTAATTTGTGATCTTAATTGACCGTCTCTAATGGTTGCGAGCTCGACAAAATTAGAATCGTTAAAATCGTCTAGTGGTTTAGCAAACAGAGAGAGATTAATTTTTAAACGATCTGCACCTGGTGCAGCATAGTTGTTGTATCCTCTAGAATTATCCGTCAGAGTTTCGTCTTCATCTGCATTGATGATCTCTTCTTGAATTCTAAGACCAACTCTAACGCTTGGCGAACTTGAATATTGAGTTAAGACAAGAGTTTCATCTGCAACATTTACAAAAGTTCCACGGACGAAATATACACCATTAACAATCGAAAAAGCAGATCCAGTTGAGGATGCATTTTCAGAAATCAAAGATGCAAATGCTTCGCCAGAAGGAATAAAAGGATTGTTTAGTGGTCCACTTATAATATCTCCATCACATGTTAAAGATTCACCATCAGTGAATTGCTTCTGATCATCATTGATTCCAGTAGTAAGGTATGAAATATAGAGAGTCAGATTTCCCCTTTCTGAATCTTCAGGTAAAAGAATCTTATCAACAATTGCAGTTACACCAGATACCAGACCAATAATTCTTCTGCCAACAAGTTGGTCTGCATAATGTGATACAGGAACACCCAGGTGAGTGTTGTTAAGTTCAATTCCAGGGTATTCTTGGGTATATGCTGTGTTACCAGGAATTACCTTAGCACCTTCTTTGAAGAAGTGTTGACCAAACTTTTCAATTTGGTTCTGCAAAATTGACTGCAGACCAGTTAATTCTCTTGCCTGAACCGGATAACCTGGCTTGAAAAGAACTCTGTAGTAATTATCATTCGGATCAAAATCGTCAAAGTATGGGGAAACATTGAGATTTGTAAGTTGAGCCATAGTTAGTTAGAACTGCAATATAACTTTGATGTCTTCTCTTTGACTGGAAGATCTTTTGATAGCTGGTCTGTTGTCAACGTAAATAATGTTTCCAGAGTATTTTTTAACCTCTGGATTCGATACTCCATTAGTAAAGTTTTGACCAAGATAATATGTCTTATTATTTATTGAGGTAGTGAAGCCACTAAAATTGGTGCTGATTGACAGATTATTTGTTCCACCAACGATTGATAAACTACCACCAGATGCTGGTGAAGCAGTAAAGCGCGTCAAATTGAATCCATAGGTTGGATTGGTCTGAGCAGTCCCTACGGTGTTAAATCCTGCAAGAGTTCTATCTTGCCAATATTTCAAAACACCCGTGGTTTGATCATAACTTACAACTTTACC